CCGCAAGGCGGTGCAGATCGGCGGCACGCTGGTCGCCGACGTCTGGCTACCGTGGATAATCGCCAACGACCCCGGCCCGATTAGCTGGACGATGCAGACGGACGAGATGGTCGAGAAGCACGCGAAGACGCGCCTATGGCCGCTGCTTGAGCGCTGCCGACCGGTGGCGGCAATGCTGCCGAAGCCGGGGCCGCACCGCACAACAACCGAGATCTTCTTCGGCGGCTTCTTCGTCACGCTCAACGCGGCCAACCTTTCGACCCAGCAGAGCCAATCGATCCGCTACAAGATCAACGACGAGCTCTGGCTTCCGCGGTGGCAGGAGATCTACGGCCACGCGGTGGCGCGCGTCTCGAAGTTCGAGGAGGTCGGGCGCTCGAAGATTTACAATGCGAGCCAAGCGCCGGTGATGGACGCGGAGACGGGCAACGTCGAGGACACGAGCTTTCGCTCGGGAGACCAGGGCGAGTGGCACGCCGAGTGCCCAGGCTGCCGCAAGGTGCTTCCAGTTGCCTTCGAGGTTCTAAGCAAGGAGCAGCGCGGCGGCGTGATCTGGGACCGAGCGGCGCGCCGCGATGACGAGACGTGGGACGTCGGGCGCGCGGTGGAGACCTGCCGTTTCCGATGCATCGCGTGCGGCCACGAGTCCGCAGACAACGACGCGACCCGTGCCGGCTGGGCGAAGACTGGGCGATTTGTTGCGATGAATCCTGCGGCGCCGAGGGAGGTGCGCTCGTTCCGCCTTGAGGCAATCGTCACGCGGCCGATGCGGCTCCTCGTCGAAGAGTTCCTCCAAGCCGAAAACCAGCTGGTGCGAACGGGCGACGAGCAGGCGAAGATCGAGTTCCGCACCAAGCGGCAGGCGCTGCCGTGGATCGTCGAGAAGAAGGCGGTCAACGTGCTGCTCAAGGACTCGGGCTACAAGCTGGCCGACTACGCGCAGGGCGAGTCGATCCCCGACGAGGCGATCCGCTTTATGGCAATCGACCGCCAGCAGGACCACTTCTGGTGCGAGGTCGGCGCGTTCAGCACGGCGCAGGGGCCGCGCTATCGCCAGCTATGGTTCGGGCGCATCGACACGCGGGACCAGCTGCGCGCGATCCAGGAGCGGTTCAAGGTCTCGTCGGCCTGCGTCGCGCAGGACCGAGGCTACCGGCCGGCGGACGTGGACCGCGACTGCGCCGAGTTCGGCTGGCGCTCGATGCGCGGCTACGGCCGGCGGACGTGGACGATGCGCGACGAGGCGACCGGGACGATGGTCAACTTCCCGTTCAGCGACCCGCAGGTCAGCGATTACCGCGGCGGCGATGTCTACTTCTACAACTGGAGCGGCGACTACTTCAAGGACACGCTGGCGACCGCGCTGGAGGGCAAAGGCGACTTACGATGGGAACTGCCGTCTGACGTTAACCCGCTTTACCTTGAGCACATCAAGGGCGAGGCCAAGGTTGAGGTGCGGACGGGCGTGTGGGAATGGAGGGAGGTGAGGAGCAACGCGCCCAACCACGGCTTGGACACGAGCGCGATGCTGCTTTGTATGGCGACCATCGCGGGCATCATCCGCTTCACCCCGTCAAAGTCGTAGCATTACGGGGCGTCAAAAAACCTTTTGACGGCGGCCGCTCTTTTATGGCGGCAGACAATCCGTTCCTAGACATTGACGTCGCGACGCTCACCACGCTCAAGAGCAAGGTGCTCGACGCGATCCAAGCCTGCCTGCTCAACACGAGCTACTCGCTCAACGGCAAGAGCGTGACGCGCGCCGATCTTAACACGCTTAACAAGATGCTGGGCGACATCGCCGACGCGATCGAGTACCAGAACGGCAACACGACCGATACGACGTTCGTCAGCTTTAACGGCAATTGATTATGCAGACTTTCGACGCGACGGCAGTCATCCGCAATCGGCCGTGGTTCGAGCGGGCGCTTGAGACGATCGCGCCGCAGGCCGCGCTGCGCCGGCTCCAGGCTCGCGTCGAGACCGCGCTGTTCTCCTACAACGCCGCGCAGACCAACCGGCTTTACGCGCCGATCCAGTACGGCCAGCCGAGCGAGTCCTCGCAGACGGTGCGCGAGCGGGTGGTGATGATGTGGGAGGCGCGGAACTTGGTCGAGAACTGCCCAGAGGTAAAGGAGGTCTCGCGCAAGTTCGGCAACTACCTGACCCCGACCGAATACTCGGCAACGACCGGAGACCGCGACTACAACGCCACAGTCAACGAGTGGTTCCACTCGTGGTGCAAGCAGGCCGACGCCACGGGCCGCAACTCCTTCCGCAAGCTCGTGCAGCTGGCCGCGGAGAATCGGCCGGTCGACGGCGACTGCGGCTTCGTCATCCGCCGCGTGGGCGACGGGCTCAAGCTCCAGCTGGTGCCGGCGACCCGCATCGGCAATCCAAACGAGATGGGCCTCGACTCGGAGAACTACTTTGAGGGCGTCATCACCAACGAGTTCGGCGTGCCGGTCGCGTATCGCATCTATCGCGTGACCCGCGAGGGCGTTTACTTCGGCGCCGAGGATGTGCCGGCCGGGAATTTCTGCCACTACTTCGACCCGTTCCGCGTCGACCAGTACCGCGGCGTCACCGACTTTCACGCGGCAATCCAGACGGCGCGGATGCTGCACGAGATCCTCCAGGCCGAGAAGGCTGGAGTGCGCTTCGCATCGCAGCAGGCGGCGCTAGTCTTCACCGACCGCGGCACGGCCAACGCGCGCAACCTCTTCACGCCGACCCCGAGCGCGACGCTTCCCAGCGGCCAGCAGCAGAAGAACGAGCTTTCCGAGGTCGGGATGATTAAGTACCTCGGCCAGGCTGATCGCGTCGAGACGATGCCGGCGCGGCCGAGCACGGCGTTTACGGGCTTCATCGCGCATCTGATGCACGAGCTCTCGATCGCCGTCGGAATCCCGAAGGGCGTCCTGTTCGGCACGCAGGATTATGCCGGCCCGAGCGTTCGCGCGGAATTCGCCGCGGCCGACCGCGTGTTCGCGCGGCATCAAGGCGTGCTGGTGGACAAGGTGCTCGACCCGATCAAGAACGCGGTGATCCTCGACGCCATCGCTCGCGGCGAGATCCCGGCGCCTCCGGCTCGCGCCGGCGAGACTCCGGTGCAGGCGCTTAAGCGCGCGACCCGCGGCGAGTGGCGCTTCCCGCCCAAGCTGACCATCGACGTCGGTCGCGAGTCCGCGGCCAATATGAACGAGAACCGCCAAGGCGCGAAGTCTCTTCAAGAGATTGCGGCCGAGCAGGGCACCGACGCCTTCACGCGGCTCGAGCAGATCGCGGCCGAGGCGAGCTACGTCAAGGAGCTCTCGGAGCGCTACGAGATTCCCGAGACGGCGATCCGTATGGTCACGCAGCAGCTGCCGGCGAATCCCTCGATGGCCGCGGCGCTGGGCACGAACGTCACCGAGGATTCGGTCGATGCGGTCAACGCCACGACCGGCAAGGGCACCGCGCCCGAGGACGAAACGCCGGACCAACCTCCGACGCCGGCCGAGCTTGCGCGCTTCGCGAGCGTCGATCTCACGCCGACCGATGCAATGGCTGCCGAGGCCAAGCGCGGGCTTGAGTGGCGCGAGAAGTTCAACCGCGGCGGCACCGCAGTTGGCGTCGCTCGCGCGCGCGACATCTCGAACAAGTCCAACCTCTCTCCCGACACCGTGCGCCGGATGGTCTCTTATTTCGCGCGGCACGAAGTGGACAAGCAAGGCACGGGCTTTTCGCCTGGCGAGGACGGCTATCCTTCCGCCGGCCGAATCGCGTGGGCGCTCTGGGGCGGTGACGCCGGCGCCAGCTGGGCGCGTGCGAAATCCGAGGCGCTCAAACGCGAGGAACTGAATCGGCCGACGAACGTCGCCGATGCGCTAGAGGCTGGGCGCAATCGCGCGAAGCGGCCGCTGGAGCGGCTGGCTGACAAGGCGACCAAGCTTGCCGCGGTGCGCGAGAAGCTCGGCCACAACGCGAAGAGCGAGGCGCAGATCGAGCAGGCGCTCAAGCCGCTCGGATTCGCGATGAAGCCGGTCGTCGCGCCGCCTCCTCCCGCTTTGATCGTCTCGCTCTCCGACGCGCGCAAGATGCTCGCCGAGAAGGCCGACGCCGAGGACAAGCTGACCGCGCTCTTCGCGAGCGTGACTGACCGCCGCGCCAAGATCAAAAGCCTCCGCACCCATTGACAATGCATAGTGTTCTCGACGCCATCATCACGAGCAACGAGCAGCTGGGCCAGCGGGCCGAGGAGTTCGCGCAGCTGCTGGTCGAGCACGACAAGACGCTCGACGAACTGCTCGAGCGCATCGGCAAGACGGTGCCGGAGATCCGCAAGGAGCTAGAGTCCAAGCTGACCGAGGCGGTGCCTGGGCTCGTCTCGGACGCCTATGCCAAATACAACGAAGACCTCGAAGGCCGCTGCCGCGCCGCGCTCGTCGACTCGCAGACGAAGCTCGAAGCCGTCCGCGCTGAGATCGTCTCTCTTGCTCAAGCGCAGTTCACCGAGGCCGAGAAGCAAATCGGGCTGACCGCGGAGCAGATCGAGTCGCGCATCCTGGGCACGCTGACGGAGGCCGCGAAAGAGCGCATTACAAAGCTCGAGCGCGGTCTCGTCATCGAGATTCAGCACGCGGTCAACGCCGCGCTGCCGAAGCAGGAATTGGCCGCTGCGCCGACGCTGATCGATTCGTACCGCGGACAATGGAAAGAGGGAATGGTCGCGCAGCGTGGCGATCTCTTCTCGTGGTACGGCTCGACCTACCTCGCGCTCGAGGACACGAACGACACGCCGGGACGGAAGAACGTCGGCACCGCTGGCGCGAAGTGGGCGGTGATCGCCGCGCGTGGTGCAGGCGGTGGCGGCGGTGGCGGCGGCGACTCGCTGCCTTCGCAGGCGGGCAACGCGGGCAAGTTCCTAAAGACGGATGGCACGACGACGCTTTGGGAATCGATCCCCGGCGGCGGCGATATGCTGGGCGCGAACAACCTGACCGACGTCGCGTCGATCACGGCAGCATTCGCGAACATCAAGCAGCCGGCGAGCACGAGCGCCTCGGGCGTCGTTACGTTCGCGACCTCGGGGGAAAGCGCCGCGCTGAAGGCGGTGCAGGCGAATGACGCGCGGCTCTCCGACTCGCGCACGCCGACCGCGCACGCCTCGACGCATCAGACTGGCGGCAGCGACCCAATAGACTTCCCGGTCGACTCGGTCTTCGGCGCGACGAACACGATCACTCAGGTCGACTACTTCGCGCTAAACACGTCGAGCACCGCGAGCGTGACCACGGCGAAGGCCGTCTGGAATGCGACCGAGGGCGCCATCGAGGTCGGGCTCAACTCGAGCGTCAATGCGCTGCTCGGCGTCGACGCGCACGTGCAAGTCTACAACCAGAGCGGATCGCCGTTCACCAAGGGCCAAGTCGTGCGGCAGGATGGCTCCTCTGGCACGCGGCTCAAGGTGGTGCTGGCGCTGGGCACCGATGATGCTAATTCGGCGACAACGATCGGCCTCGTCTCGCAGACCATCGGGAACAACTCGTCTGGCTTCATCATCACGAACGGCCTGCTGCGCGGCATCAACACCAACTCGTTCAACGAGGGCGACACGCTCTGGCTTTCGGCCACGACTCCCGGCGGGCTGACCAACGTGCGGCCTACGCAGCCGAATCACTCGGTGCGTATCGGCTACGTGATCAAGAAGGCTGGCGTTGCCGATGGCATCATCTACGTCGACATCCTCAACGGCTTCGAGCTCGAGGAACTGCACGACGTCCTCGTGACCACGGTCGCGAATCGCGATTTTCTCTCTTACGATTCCTCGACCACCGTCTGGCGGAATCGGCAGCTTTTCGACTCGACCGCTCCGGCTGCGCTTGGTGCCTCGGCCACGGCCGGCGTCTCGATCACCGCGGCCCGCGTCGATCACGTCCACGCGCGGCCGACGCTCGACCAGCTGGACATCAGCGGCGCGGCGCAAGGCGACATCCTCTACCGCTCGGCCACCAGCTGGGCGCGGCTTCCCGCGGCAACCGCTGGCTACATCCTTCAGACGAATGGCGCCGCGGCGAACCCAGGCTGGGTCCAGAACACGGGCGGCAGCGGCGCGCCGACGGATGCCGAATACATCGTTGCCTCCGCGAACGGTTCGCTGAGCGCCGAGCGGGTCATCAGCAACAGCACCTCGGTCACGGTCAACTTCGCGACCGGCGGCCAGGTCTCGCTCGAGCGCGCCGCGCTGACCGGCGACGTCACGGCCTCGCAGAATAGTAACGCGACCACGATCGCCAACGACGCGGTATCGAACGCAAAGCTGGCGAATATGGTGGCGAGCACCATTAAAGCGCGGGTCACGGCTTCGACCGGCGATCCCGAAGATGCCAGCCTGACGCAAGTCCTCGACCTCGTCGGCTCCACGACTTACGGCGACGTCCTCTATCGCGGCAGCACGAGCTGGCAGCGGCTCGCGCCTTCGGTCTCGGGCTACGTGCTCGCGACGCAGGGGCAAGGCGCGGATCCGCTTTGGGTCGCGCAGACTGGCGGTGGCGGCGGCGCTCCTACGGACGCCGAGTATCTGGTCGCTAGCGCGAATGGAACGCTATCAGCGGAGCGCGTCATCCAGAACTCGACGTCGATCACGGTCAACTTGGCGACGGGCGGGCAGTTCGCGCTGGAGCGGGCAGCGCTCACAGGCGACGTGACCGCGAGCCAGAACAGCAACTCAACGACCATCGCGAACGGCGTCGTCAGCACGGCCAAGCTTGGCGGGGACATCACGACCGCGGGCAAGGCGCTCCTCGATGATGCGGATGCTGCGGCGCAACGCACGACCCTGGGCCTCGGCACGCTTGCCACCCAGTCCGGCACGTTCTCAGGCACCAGCAGCGGCACCAACACGGGCGACCAAACGATTACGCTCACGAGCGACGTTACGGGGTCGGGCACGGGGTCATTCGCGACCACAATCGCGGCTGGAGCGGTCAGCACCTCCAAGCTGGGTGGAGACATCACTACGGCCGGCAAAGCCCTGTTGGACGACGCGGATGCCTCCGCGCAACGCACCACCCTTGGGCTGGGCACGCTGGCTACGCAGTCGGGTACGTTCAGCGGTACGTCCAGCGGAACGAACACCGGCGATCAGACCATCACCCTGACTGGGGATGTGACGGGTAGCGGCACGGGGTCATTTGCCGCCACCATCGCCAATGATGCCGTGACCAACGCCAAGCTCGCCAATATGGCCGCGAGCACGATCAAGGCTCGCATCACCGGCAGCACGGGCGATCCCGAGGACGCAACGTTTACGCAGGTGCTCGACCTCGTTGGCTCGGCCACCTACGGCGACATCCTCTACCGCGACTCGAGCTCGTGGGCGCGCCTGCCGGCCGGCACATCTGGTAACTATCTCAAGACCCAGGGCGCGGGCGCTGCGCCGACGTGGGCAACGGTTAGCGCGAGCGGCGGCGGCTCGACCAACCTCTGGCTCGCGGCCTCGCAATGGATACCGCGCACGACGACCGGCGCCGGCATCGACTCGCGCGAGCTCACGACGAACAATTACGACGAGCTCCTCTTCGACGCTGGCACCGCGGAGTTCGCGCAGGCGCTTGCCGTGATGCCGAGCAACTACAACAACGGCACGCTGACCGCGCGCTTTTATTGGACCGGCAGCGGAGCGCTCGACACAACCGACGATGTCGTTTGGGGATTCCAGGGCGTGGCGGTCGCAAACGACGACGCGCTCGGCGTCTCGATGGGCACGGCCGTCACGGTCGCGGACACGGTGATCACCATCAACGATATGATGATCTCCTCTGCGACGACGTTCGCGACGATGGGCGGAACTCCGGCGGCCAACAAGCCGCTGCTGCTTCAGGTCTACCGGGACGCGGCAAACGCGGGCGATACCTACGGGCACGATGCCCGCCTGCTGGGCGTGGAGATCAGCTACACGGCAAGCTGATGAGAGCGCGGCAGCGACATCTTAAATCAAAGTCATTGGCTGCGACAGCAGCTTATGACGCACGCTACATTACCGGGATTTCGGATGGATCCGTTGTCAGTACGTGGAGCGATCTTTCTGGAAACGGGAAAGACGCTACGCAAAGCACTAACTCGCTGCGTCCGCTTTACAAAACTGCAATCATTGGAGGTCAACCAACCGTTCGCTTTGATGGCACCGACGATCAGTTTACTCATAGCGCGGTAAACAGCGCGACTTGTTCTATTATTGCGGTGATAAACCGCGTTACGTCGCAAACCAGTTATCGAGGAATTTTTGCCTGTGGACCATCGACAGTTTCCTCACAGGGAACGTCGTTTTTTATCAGCTTAGTAACCAGCAATAAGTGGGGCACTTTTACCGCGACTGCTGGAGTTGGCAGCCCTCAGCCAGCAAACACTCAAATTGCGGCCACTACTCCGTCAATCCTTACGATGATCGACAATGACGGATCGGGAGGAAACTTCTATCTAAACGCATTGGCTGATGGAACGTGGACCGGGACATCGGTCGGGCAAGGTCAAGATCATCTCGGCGGCTACAATCCCGGCCAATCCTCAAACATCGACGTTGGAGCGTTTCTTCTGGCGCCCAAATTTGAGAATCCATTGCGGCGACGAGTCGAGCACTCATACGGCTACTCCTTCAAAATCGCCTGCTCTTAATTTATGCCTACCTATCTCGTCCTCGACTGCCAGCTCCGCACCGAGACTGACCCGCAGGTCATCGCCAACCTTGAGCGCAAGGGATGGGTGGTCACGGTGCCACCGTCCTACGATCCCGCGACCGAGCAGCCTCCCGTCTGGGAGAACTGCGGCTGGGTGGTCAAGCCGCTGCCGCCCCCGCAGCCGTACCGCGTAAGCAAAGATACGATCACGAGCCGCGTGCTCGACGCCGGCAAGATCCCCGATCTGATGGCGGTGATCGCCGGCTTGAGCGCGGAGGAGCAATTCCTATGGACCAACTACGCTTGGTTCTGGAATAACAATCCCACGGCCATCGCCATTTGCGCGCAGCTCGGTCTCGATCCCGCGGTGATCCTCGCGCCTGATCCCTACCTTACCTAATGAAACGCATCCTCGCCTCGCTCCTGCTAGTTGCTACCGCGTTCGCCCAGACGAGCGACACGCTGACCGTTAACACCGGACAACAGATGGCGTTCTCGGCTGCGGCCGAGGGCACGCCGCCGCTTACTTGGCAATGGCTGAAGAACGGCGTGGCTATCGCCGGCGCCACTAATGCCACCTACACCGTCGCATCGGCCGCTACCACCGACTCCGGCACCTATCGGGCTCGCGCCACCAACTCGGCCGGCAGCGCCGAATCAAACGCGCTGACGATCAACGTCGTCGTGCCGGTGGTGGCGCCGAAGAATGTCGTGGCGAGCGTGGTTGTGACGACCCCCACGCAGGGGGGCAATTCCGGTTCGCGTCCTCGCTCCCCGAAAGATTAACGTGAAGACGACCGACCAACTCCTCGCACTCGCGCAAATGGCCGGCGACCTGATCGCGCGGCTCGACCGGATGGAGCAGCAGTTCGCGACGCAATCCATCTCGCTCAACGCCGCCGACAAGGCGCTCGCCGCCAGCCTTGACGGTTTACGCTCTCTTGACGCCGCCGCACTAGAGGCCCGCATCGCCGCCATCGAAAAGAAACTCTCCCAATGAGCAGCCAACTCGAAAGCATTTATTCTGACGAACTGATCCTGCTAGCCGAGACGCTCGGCGAGGTGAAGACGCGCACCGAGAAGCTGGAGGGCGAGTTCTCGACGCACGCGAAGCCGCTCGAGGCCGCGACGAACGCGCTCTCCGCGGCGCTTTCCGGCATCAAGGCGCTGCAATTCCACGTCCTCGACAACAACCTGGGCGCGCTCTCCGCTCGCGTGGAGGAGATGCGGAAGGCGGTCGACGAGCAAGTGGGCGTCATCGCGCTTGAGCTCAAGAAGGCCGACGAGACGAACGCGGCCAAGGCGGGCGCGGAGGCGGAGGCGCTTCGCTCCGAGATCGTGGCGTTGCAATCGCAGCTTGGGTCGCTCGTGACCCAGTTCGGGCAGCAGCTCGAGCGCGTCGAGTTCGCGGCGAAGGAGGAGGCGAAGAAGCTTCAGCTGATTCCTGGGCCTGCCGGCGCGGCGGGCGCGTCGCTGAATCCCCGCGGTACCTTCATCGATGGCGAGACGTACAACCGCTTGGACGTGGTCTCGTGGCTGGGCTCGAGCTACATCGCGACGGTCGATGGCGTGACCGAGAAGCCGAGCAAGAACAGCAATCAATGGCAGACGCTCGCCAGCCGTGGCGGTGGCGGCGCGGGAGGCGTGGGCGACTTCGGCTCGCTCGCCGGCGTGGCGCAGATCAATCAAGGCGGCACGGGCCAGACGACGCGCGTCGCGGCGCTGAACGCGCTGCTGCCCGATCAAGCGGGCTCCACGCAGTATATGCTGCTCACCGACGGCAGCGGCACCGTCAGCTGGGGCGCGCAGCCGGTCGCGGGACTGCCTAGTCAGACGGGCAACAGCGGGCGCCTCCTCACGACGAACGGCAGCACGGCATCCTGGAGCAACGCCGTCACGGTGAGCGGGAGCAACGCCACGGTGGGCGGGACGCTGACGGTGAATGGGACGGGCACTAACACGATTAGTGGCACGACGGTTCTGAGCGGTAGCGGCACGGTGCAGGCTTCACTCAGTCAGTCGTCTACGGGTCAGGTTGGACTTGAGTTTACCCGCGCTGGAGGAACTGCGGTTTCGTGGGTTGCGTACATTCCAACTGGGTCAACGGATTTGCGGCTTTTTGCCGGCTCTTCAGATCAGTTCATTTTTTCTGGAGCGGGCAGACTAAGCATTCCAGCCACCACCGCCTCCACCACCACCTCGTCCGGCGCTCTGGTGGTTAGTGGCGGGGTGGGGGTGGGGGGCGCGATTAATGCGGGTGGCGCGATTACCGCTGGCAGCGATGGTTCGCTGGTCGCCGTGTATGTCCCCGGCGAATCGGCTCTAAGAGCCGGTGCGGGTAAGTTGTATCTCGACACTAGGGTTACCGATGGCGGGGACATTGTTTTGCGGCCTCGTATTAGCGCCGCGTTAACTTTGACCGCTGCGACCAACGCTGCGACTTTTACTGGTGCCGTTTCAGTTAGCTCCACCACCGCCTCCAACAACACCTCGTCCGGCGCGCTGGTGGTGAGCGGGGGCGTGGGGGTGGCGAAGGAAATGTACCTCGGCGGCGGTTTGTTGAACGTCGCCAAGGCCGGTGCCGGAGCTACGATTGAGATTAACGCCGATTCGGGCTTTGCCTCAAAGCTGGCGATGCAGCGGGCGGCCACTAATCGCTGGACGCTGGAAGTTGATAGCTCGGATGTGCTGACACTCAAGAGCCTCGGCACGACTGCGGCGTTGACGATGACCGGCACGACCTCCGCTGAGTTTGTCGGGCTTGTGCTTTCGACTGGCGCATCTGCTGGGCTGGCTGCTGGTCCGCGTGATGGCTCCGGTTATCGGACGACTTGGTACAACCCGACCGGCGATGATATGCAGTTGGACTTCGCCACCATTGGAACGAAGTTCACCATTCGCTCGGACGCTGTTCTGTTGCTGGCAAACGCAACGGCTCCGGCTTCTAACCCGACTGGCGGAGGTTATCTCTACGTTGAGTCCGGTGCGCTCAAGTACCGGGGCTCCAGCGGTACCGTCACTACCATCGCCAACGCCTAATCTTTCCCTATGAATACCGTCATCGCCATCTCGGTTTGGTAAGTAGTGATGAACGTCTACTGCCTTTATTTTCCAAACGGCAAAAGGTACGTCGGCGTCGAGTCGAAGACCGGTCATCGCATTGCTTCGCATCGCAGAAGCCAGATGAGGCCAAACAACCAACCCGTAGCAAGGGCCATCGCTAAGTACGGCTGGGATGCGGTTAAGCATCGATACTTAGCTCAAAACTGCTCCCGCGACGATGTTCAGGGATTGGAGCGTTTCTTCATCAAGAGTCTAGACCTTCAAAATCCCGATGTTGGGTACAACATTATGGATGGCGGATATGGAAACTCTGTCGGTTTCCAGATGAAACAAGAGACAAGGCGCAAGATATCCGCGAAGCTTAAGGGCCGTAAGCTCCCTGCTGAGGTGTGCGCTAAGTTGAGCGCATATCATAAAGCTCATCCTAGGAAAATCCCGCAAGCCTTCAGAGACGCCACCAAGGTTAAGGTGCTTTGCGTTGAGACTGGGAAAATCTACGAATCGTTAACCGTTGCGGCAAACGACGTAGGACTAAAGTGGTCGACTACCATTTCAAAATGCCTTAGCGGACTTCGCTCAAAAGCGGCTGGTTTTCATTGGCAAACCGTAACCTAATCAATCCTATCTACCTATGAATAATGTTATTAACGTGAGCCCCGTTTCCGTCTGGACGCCTACCGGCACCAAGACTGCCACTCAATTCGCTCCGCGTTACGTGAGCTACCAGAACGGTCCGGCCGTTGCCGACTGCCAGCTCCTTGACGCTGCCGGTGCGGAGGTTGCTTCCCAGCTCGTCAACGCCACCGAGGCGCAGACCGCCGCTTGGACCGACGACGTCGGCTTCTACGAGGTGCTCGCGCAGAACGCCGGCCTGACTCCGCTGTGATTTGACGGGCCGCTCTGACGCTATGGACGCAAACACCATCTCGCCCGAGCAAGCCCTCCAGAATCTCGCGCACGTCGCCGCCGCTTACCGAGGCACCGCGCAGGAGCACGATCTCCTGCGCCAGTCTGTGCAAGTTTTGGCGGACGCGATTAAATTGAAGCCTTCCGCGTGATGCTCGATTTCCTCTCATCTGCTCTCGGTGGTGGCGCCCTCGGCGTCATCCTCCGCATCGGCAACGGATTCTTCGAGGAGTTCCGCGCCGGCCGAGAGCACGGGAGGAAGCTGGAAGAGGCGAAGGTGCTCGCGTCGATCCGCCAGGACGAGGCCGCGTGGAAAGCGTTTGAGGCGAGCCAGCAGGCGGGCGTGGTGCCGGCCAACGTCCACGCTTGGGTCGCGGACGTCGTGACGCTGTTCCGTCCGTTCCTGACCATTTCGCTCGTGCTGATCGCGACCGTGATCTGGTTCTACGCGGCCGAGCCTTCCCGCGCGTCGATGACCGACCAGGTCACGTTCGCCGCGTTTAACTGCGTCGGCTGGTGGTTCGGTGATCGCGCCGCCTACCGCGCCAAGCTCAAATGATTAAGCCAGCCGATGCCATAGCGGCCGTCACGCCGCCCGTTGCGACCATCACGATGTCGCAGGTCAACGCTTACCTCGGTTTCGTGACCGGCGTGGTGTCGCTCGGCTACCTCCTCTGGCGCTGGCGCCGCGACTACTACGTGGCCCAGAAGGAGGACGCGAAGCGTGACTGACTGGTCCGCAGTTCAGCGGGACGAGTCCCGCAAGCTCTACGAGGCCGAGATCGCCGGCCTACGCAAAGAGCTCGATGTGGCGCGGGCCGCGCTCGAAAACGCGACCAAGGCGCGCAAGGCCAAGCCGGCGCCGTCCGTCTCGCCGCGTAAGCGCACCGGATCCGACATCGTCCGCGTCGTCATCCCCGACACGCACGGCTCGCTCGTGGATCCGAAAGCCGTTGCCGCGATGCTGGCCGACATCCGAGCGCTCGACCCGCAGGAAATCATCCTGCTTGGCGATCACGTCGACTGCGGCGGATTCCTCGCGCAGCACCACGTGATGGGCTACGTGGCCGAGACGGATTACACTTACGAGGAGGATCTCGCCGCCTCCGCGCTTTTCCTCGACCAGCTGCGGGCCGCGGCGCCTCGCGCGAAGATCGAGTATCTTGAGGGCAATCACGAACGGCGCGTCGAAACGTGGTGCGTGACGCAAGTGCTGCGGCATAAGAAGGACGCGGAGGGGCTGCGCCGGCTGCTGGCGCCTGAGTTCCGGCTCAAGCTCAAGGAGCGCGAGATCGCGTATTACCGGCAGGGCGAGTTCTACGACGGCCTCCCGGTCCCCGGCGTGATCAAGCGCGGGAAATGCTTCTTCTTTCACGGCGTCTCTACGGCCAAGAACGCGGTCGGCGCGACGGTCGACAAGATCGCCGGCAACTGCGTCTTTGGACACACGCACCGCGCGCAATCGAACATCGTTCGCCGCATCGCGACCGGCATCGTCGGCGCGTGGAACCCTGGATGTCTCTGCCAGCTTCAGCCTCTCTGGCAGCACACGGCGCCGACCGATTGGTCGCACGGATACGCGGTGCAGCTAGTCGCGACGAGCGGTGCCTTCCTGCATCTCAATATCCCCATCATCGAGGGCGAGTCGCACTTCGCCGCGTTGCTCAAGCTGTGAACTGGAAATCCCTAGTCGAAGCGCAGAACCGCAAGACCTACGTGCTGCCTGCCGGCTGGGATTCGCGCGACAAAGTGGCCGAGCAGCTAGAGTGCAGCGTCGACAACGTGCGCGTTCTGCTGGGGCCGGCGATCCGCGCGAAGACTGTTGAGGTCGCGCAATTCCCGGTGTGGGATGAGATTACGAAAAAGGTCGTCCGCGTTACTGCATACAAGCGCCGCGCTACTTTAGACGTTAAAAGCAAAGGATGATTTGACGGCGGCGGCTTTTACAATGGCCGCGCCCACCATCACCTTCGCTGTTGCTGCGGGTAAGATCGACGCCGAAGCGGGCGTGATCCGCGGCGTGTCGCTGATCTCGGAAGGGCCGGCGCTCGGTCACGGCGTGATGGTCGACGCGCGCACGCTCGAGCAAGTCAAGGCCGCGGCGGAGCAATACGAGGGCGGGCTTAAGGTGAAGCTAGATCACAACTCGGGCGCCGGCGACATCATCGGCTACGTCGACGGGCTGCGGATCGAGGGCAAAAAGCTCCTGGGCGATCTGAACTTGCTCAAGAACTCGCCGCACCGCGGATACGTGCTCGAGATCGCGGAGAAGATCCCTGACACGTTCGGGCTGTCGATTGCGTTCTCCGGTCCGGTCGAGATGTCGGGCGACAAAAAGACGATGCTCCAGCGCTGCACCGAGATTTATTCGGTGGATCTCGTGAGCGAGCCGGCCGCGAACGCGGAGGGGCTCTTCGAGCGCCGGATGAAATCCTTTCAGACCGAATCTGGCACTACGCCCGAGGAGGCGAAAACCGAAATCGAAATCAAAATTCCGATGAATGATGACGTGAAAAAGGAGATCGCGGGGATGATTGAATCCGCGATGATGGGAATGACCGAGCGCCTCGGCAAGCTGGAGGCTCTCGCTTGCGGCACCGAGCCGAAGCCGGCTGCGATGTCCGCCAAGAACGACGAGGTGCAGCTGGCTGCCAAGCAGGCCGCCGAGGCTGCGCTAAAGGAGTTCGCCAAGACCATCGGCGCGCCCGCGGCTCCCGCGGCGTCCGCTGAGGTTGCGGCTCCCGCCGCCAAGAGCGAGGCGAAGAGCTTCGAGGCCATCGTGGCCGCGAAGACCTCCGAGCTCAAGGGCAACAAGGGCGACGCGATCGCGTTCGCCATCAAGAATCACGCGGCCGAATACCAGCAGTACCGCTCCCGCGTCGCTGCTGGCGAGGTCGTGAAACTCTAACCAGTAACCTACTACAATGGCTACCCAATATCTGGGGAACGGTACGTTCCTCGCTAATGCGACCATCACCGCCTTCCAGGGCGTCGTGATTTCCAACAACCGTGGCGTCGGTCTTTCGACGTCCACCGCGTGCGACGGCTTCGCGCAGATCGACGCGGCTTCCGGTGATTACGTCACCGTCCGCTTCCTCCACTCGACCGGCACGCTGAAGGCGACCGTCACCGGGACTCCCGTCACCGTTGGCGACAACCTCTACCTCGCCGCTTCGGGCCTCGTCTCCACCACCGGCACCGTGACCGTGGGCAAGAGTCTTTCGACTCAGGCCAGCGGCAACGGCTCCGCGGTGATCGAGTTCATCCCGAAGAACCTGTAACCCTTAAAGAAAGGATCTTCCTACAATGTACACCAATTCTGCCGCCGTTTTTCGTGGCGACATCGCCGGCGTCCTCGAGCAAGCCAAAGACTGGGAGACCGGTCTGATCGGCACGCGCGTGATGCCGATCCTCAACGTCCCCGTCCTCGCTGGGCAGTACCCGAGCTTTAAGCTCAAGGAGGGCCAGCTGCTGAAGTCGGACGTCAAGGTCCGTGACCCCTACTCCACCTTCCCGCGTGGCACGCGCTCCTTCACCCAGGAGACGTACACCGCGCTGGAGTACGGTTACGAAGAGGCCGTCGACGACGTGATCGCCGCGGACGTCTCGCGCTTCTTCGATGCCGAGGTTGTCGCTGCCAAGCTGTCCCGCCGCAAGCTCCTGCTCGCCCACGAACTCCGTGTGGCCGGCCAGATCTTCAACACGGGCAACTTCACCAGCACCGCCGCTGGCACGGCCTACACGACCGCCAATCTGGCGACCTTCGACATCGCTGAGGACGTCCAGCTGGCGCTCGACCGGATGATCTCCAACGGCGAGAGCACGGCCAACACCCGCGTCGTGATTCCGTATCCCGTGTGGACCCGCGCCCGCGCGTCGACGAAGTTCCAGAACCGCCTGCGCGGCGCTGGCATCTCGAGCGACACGATCCTCAACGCCTCCACTCAGGCGGCGGCCGAGGTCTTCGGCGTGAGCGAGGTGCTGATCGGTCGCGCGGCCTACGACTCCGCGGCCGAGGGCGTCGCGTTCTCGAGCTCCAACGTCTGGTCCAACGCTTACGTCTGGGTCGGTAACGTGACCGAATCCGGCGCCGGCTACTTCGGCGGCGGCGCGGGCTTCACGCTCAACTGGAGCCAGTACGGCCCCGCGGTCGGCGTGTTCACCTACCGCGACGAGTCGATCAAGTCCAACATCGTGCGCGCTTCGCACTACGTCGCTGAGAAGGTGGTCAACACCAACGGCGGCCAGCTGATCGCCACGTCTTACACCTGATCCGGCACCGCTTAGGATAGCATCCTAGGCTCGACCCGCGCTCCTCAACTGGGGCGCGGGTTTCTTTTTGACGCGACCGACAGCGCAATGCGCGTCTCACTTTGCGTCATCTGCGGCAACGAGGAGGCCATCATCGAGCGGATGCTGACATCCTTCGCTGGTGCCTTCGACCAACTCTCGCTGGTGCGTGCCATCGGGACGACGGCGCCGGATGCCACCGCGGACAAGGCGGCCGCGTGGTGCGCCGCAAATGGCAAGGACTACGTCTTCACCGTTTACGAGAACGATCCCGACTTCCCGTTCGAGCACGTCGACGACTTCGCCGCGGCGCGCAATCTGGCGTTCGAGAAGGGCGACGGCGACTGGCTGATCTGGTGCGACTGCGACGATATCATCGACAATGCCGCCGGCCTGCGGGCCGCGCTGGAGGCGGCAAGCGCGCAGCTGGTGCGATTCCCTTACGACGTCGTCGGCACGGGCAAGCGGCCGATGCGCGAGCGGGCGATCCGCCGCGACGCCTTCAACTTGAAGAATCGCTGGCGCTTCCCGGTGCACGAGAACCTGCGCGTGGTCCGCGGGACGACGATCTCCGACCTTGAGGCGCCGGTCTGGATCCACCAGCCGAAGATGATCTCGGTCACGAATCGGAAGCGCAATCGCGCCATTCTCTCTAAGGCACTCGCGAACGCCTCCACCAACTACTTCTACGTCCACCAGGAATGGACCTGCGAGGGGAACAAGTTCAACGCAATCAAGTTCGGCAAGCTCGCGCTGGCGTGCCCAGACCTCGACCCGTCGTTCCGCTACGAGACCAACCTCAACCTCTGCAAGCTCTCGAGCGACAATCAGGAGGCGCTTGCCTACGCGCTCGAGGCGTTCGCCGTTCTGCCGTGGTGCCGCGAGGCTAAGGCGATGCTGGCGCTAACGCTGATTGACCGCGGCGCATTTGAGCGCGCGCTGCACTTCGCGCAGCAGATGGACGAAACGCCGCTCCCGCCGCCGGAAAAGCGGCCGTGGACGCACGAGCCGAAGTGGTACGGCTGGGCCGGCAACGACATCCTCGCTCGCTGCCTGCGGCTCGCCGGCCGGATGACGGATGCCAAGGCGGTGCAGCGCAGAACGGGCAAGCCGGTGATCTCGCTCCTGCACGCTACGCGCGGGCGGGCCGCGCAGGCCAACGCGACGCGCAGCCATTGGCTCAACCTCGCGAAGAACCCCGAACAGATCGAGCACATCTTCGCCGTGGACGCGGACGACGCTGAGAGCGTGAAGATGTCGCGCCAGTTCCAGTCGGTGATCTCGACCAAGCAATCGTGCGTCGCGGCTTGGAATATGGCGGCCAAGGTCGCGGAGGGAGACCTGCTGGTGCAGCTTTCCGACGACTGGATCGCGTGCCCGAACTGGGACGAGATGCTGCTCGCCGAGATCGCGAACGCCGGCAAGGGGCTATCAGACGAGGCGGCTGTCGCGATTCACGATGGCAGCCGCGGCGATCAGCTGCTGTGTATGGCGATTTTGACTCGCGGCCGGCTCGAGCGGCAGGGCGGCGAGCTCTTCCACGAGGGCTACCAGTCGGTTTTCAGCGACAACGAGTTCTCGCACCGAGCCTGGCGCGACGGAATCGTGATCGATGCGCGCACTCGCGTGATGTTCCACCATAGGCATCCGCTCTTCTCGAAGGGCCAATGGGACGCGACCTACAAGCACAACAACACGAAGGAGCGTTACGATGCCGGACTAGAGCTATTCAAGCAGCGCAACCCTGACGCCGATTCCAAATGGACCACGCCGTGAGCAGTCAATTCACCTACGAGTATCGCATCCACAACTCGACGGACGCGCTGATGTCGCGCGACCGCACGATACGCGCGCAATACGACCACGCCTACGTCGCGCGCTACGAGAAGTATCCCGAGCGCGAGCTCTCGGAAATCCGCGCTGCGCTGTTCCGGCGTTTCTTTCCAGACGCGTTTATCGTCTGCGACATCGGCTATGGAACCGGCGCGTTCCTGCGGGCGGTCAACGATCGCAGTCCTTGGGTCCATTGCTGGGGCTACGACGTTTCCCCATATCCCGCGCCGTCGTTCGTGCGCGTGGATCCCGCGTGGCAGCGGACACGCTGGCCGGTGCTGACGTTCTTCGACTCGCTTGAGCACTTCGAGCAGCTTCCGAGGTTCGAGGCCGAGGGCGCGATCGTCTCCGTGCCGTGGTATCACCCAGCGCTCGGCGCGGAATGGTTCTACAACTGGAAGCATCGTCGTCCAGGCGAGCACCTCTGGCACTTCACGCCGGAAACGCTGGCGAACGCGATGGAGATCAATGGGCTTCGTCCGGTCTTCATCGGCTCGCCAGAGGATGCCGTCCGCAAGAATGATGGTGACTGGCCGAACATTCTTACGATGGTCTTTAAGACGTGAGAATCTGCATCGTCTACAATCAGCGCCTCGGCGACATTATCCGCGTCCTGCCGATTGCGCGGCATCTGGCGAGCCAAGGCCATTCCGTCTACGTCGAGTGCTTCGCCCAGTATTGGGGGCTCTTCGGCTGCGTCAGCTACGTGCGGCCCTCGGATCCGAAGCAGCGCGACAAGATGCGCTTCGGCCGCGTGCTCGAGCTTGAGATCTGGCCGCACCGCTACGATGAATACCGCGCGAGCGGGAAACCCTGGGGCGACTTCGTCTTCGGCCTTTTCCCCGAGTTCGCCCAGCTGAACCAGCGGCCGGAGTTCGACCTGATCGATGAGCAGCCTCCGCTGGAGGACTACGG